GTTATTGATATTTTTTAAAAAAAAAAAAGACCAATTGGATTAGTATTAGATGAATTAGAAACATTATGTCAAAATACTGATAAAGGAGGATTAAGTGAATTTATACAAATATTAAAAGATAATCAAAAATATGAAAAAAATAAATTAAAATTAGAAGAATTAAACAATAAAAAAAAAACAAAGAAAAATACTGATACTAAATTAAAAATTGATATGAATAAATTCATATTTATAGAGAATCCTATAATATGTACATACACAGATTATAATGATAAAAAAATTAATGAATTAAAAAAATTTTGTCAAGTAATTAATTTAAAAAATATTAAATTCGATGAATATAATGATTTTATTAAATATTTGAAAAAAAAACATAGTATATTGAAAGATAAAACTATTAGTAAGGAAATATTTCAAGATATATATAAAGAATGTAATAATGATATAAGAAAATTTATTCAATCTATTCAAAATTTACATTTATATTCACATAAAAAAATTGACAATAAAATATATAATATATTAAAAAGTTTAAATGATACCACAAAAAATGATGTTCAGCTAAGTAATGCTGTTGATTCATTATTAAATGAAAAATTACCTATTAAAAAATTGGATTTATTATTCTATTTAGAACCTTACCATTTACCTTATACTATTTACCAAAATATAATTAATTTTGTAAATAATACTGACTTAAAAAATGATTCTAAATTAGAATTATATAGTAAATATTTAAATAACTTATCTAGTTTTGATAAAGTAAATAATTTAATATATGACGCTAATGATTGGGTTGATGTTGATAGCTATTTAAAGCTTTATGGTGTTTATTATCCAAATTATGATATAAATAATTATACCTATAAGAAAAAAATGAAAACGGAAATAGAATTTACTAATATTCATAATAAAGCATCTCAAATGCTTGTTAATAAAAAACTTATATCCAATGCGAAATATAGTTTGAATAAAAAATATTCAACAGTACATTCTACTATTTTGAATACAGAAATATTATTTCATTATTTCAATGAATTTAGAGAATGTATTATGGAAGAAAATTTTAAAAATTTAAGCAAGAAGAAATTAATTGTTTATATGAATCATTATAAAATTAATTATGATAGTTTAGAAAATATATTGAAGATTGAAAAAATCAACAAAGACGAAGATAAAAGAAAGAAAAATATAACTGTTTTATTAAAAGAAAAAATCATAGAAAATTTGGACATTACTTTAAGAACAGGAGTCTGAGTCATCTTCAGTATCTATATCTGCATTAAAATTTAAATAATCTTGTACTTTTTTATTTGATTGTTTCTTATTAAAATCATTAGCATTATATACAATAGATCTTCCTTTCATATCTTTTTTTATTTCTGGATAACAAACTTTACATTCACCTTTATTATTCATACATTTACAATTAGAATATGGATTCATTTTATTATCTATAACACATGATGTTGGCATAAATGCTGGTTTTAAACCTTGACTCTCACATTCATTACTTAATCCTTTAACTGGATATAAATAATTTTTAAAATTCTCTCTACTTAAATACTCATTTATTAGCATTAAAGAAAAACTAATGACTATTAATATTATAATTAAATTATTATTCATTTAATTATAATAAATATTTTATTTTAAAAAAATTCTATTTTTAATTTTGATAATTAGAAGGCTCTCCTAAACATCTGTTTTTTGTATAATTATTTGTTCCTAATCTTCTTTGTACTGTTTCAGCATTTTGTGGTAACCATTGAGGTCCAGGTACTGCTGCTACTAATTGACTTGGTTTGTTATCCATACCACTACATAAATTACCATCAAATGTTTGTGTATCTCCTACACATTCTATTTTATCTTTTGGGAAATTTCCTTTAATATCATCCGGCTTTCTCATTAATGAAGAATTTGGTTTAAAATTCGTACTAATGTTATCAAATATATGCACATCTGCTAATTTACTTTTATCTTCTAAAGAATCTATTATTGGTTCATTTATCATTTGTTCATTATTATTATTTACAAAACCATCAATCTTTCCATTATATTTCTCAACATCATCCATATTCAAAGCTTTTTGTTTTAATATCATTTTTAATTTATTTGGATCATTCATATAAGAAGAACATAATTTCTTTAATTTTTCTTTCTCATCTTGACTAATAAATGAACGAGAAATCATATCAATTAATACCATACTTACTAATAAAGTTGTAAATGGGATTAATATTTGATTTATATATGTATTATCTGAATAATTATATGCTTTCATTATTCCAAATACTATTATTGCTAATAATATTGAAATTGGAAAACTAAATGTGTAAATTGGATTTTTTATTAACAAATATCTTTCAACAATAGCATCGCAGTCTATTTCCATCTTATATAATTTAATTATATAAAAAATTAGAATTTATTTTTATTTTATTTTATTTATCCCAAATTTCTATTATATAATAATACCACAAATATAATCAATACAGCCATTATTGGAGGCCATACATGTAAATATCCTAAATTATTGAAATTAGTCATCAATGAATATAAAATATATTGATATGTATTAGTTGCTACAGAATTAATTTGTGGAAATAAAAAGTTGACTAATTGTAATGTAATATATGATATTGCTAAGCCACTAACAACAATAATTACTGATGATAAATCTGGATTTTTTCTAATCATTATTGTCATAACAACTAATGTTACAATTATTGAAACAGCAAATTCAAAACTGAAATCTATATTATTTTCACTCATATTATATAATATTGATAGATTTTATTTTTAATAAAAAAAAATTAATTCGCAAATACAATAGAACCTATTCCACCTATTATTCTTAATACATTGTAGTTTCTTGCATACATATAACAATCAAATTTTTCATCAACTGGATAATTATCTTTTATATTTAATCTAAATTCTTGCCTATTTAATAATGAAAAATTTAATGAACCAGATGGCTGTGTCTTTTCTGGCTCCAATGAAAATGGCAATACATATACTGGTTGGTCTGTCTTACCACTATGATATTTCCATTGATTTAAATTTCTATAAAAATTTGAATCAAACAATTCTTGTCTATCATTATTATTTAATACCGGTTGAAATGTATCCATTATATTTTCATATCCATTAAAATATGTCTGTAATTGAATATTTGTTAAATTATTTAATGTAGTCTTTTTTACTGAATCCAAATATTCTTTAGATCCATTATACTCATCTTCCAAATAAAAATTGTTTAATGTATATATGTTTTTTTTATTAAAATACTTATTTACATAATTTAATTTCTTATTACTATCTAATCCTGTAAAATTATACCAATCATTCCTTAGATACAAATCATCCTTCGTCAAATACCAAATAATTTCTATAATAGGATTACTAAATGTTGTTTCCATATAATTAGGTCCTCTTTTTAACCCTTGAAATAAATTAAATTGAGTTTGTGTTATTAAATACTCATGCGATGTTTGTGCAAATGCTTTTTGTTCATCTTCTCCTAAATATATATAATTTCCTAATATTGTTGAATTCCCTTTCCAATTATTTTGGGTAAAATAATATATTACATTATTTTGGTCAAATCCATTCTGTAAAAAATAATTTCTTATAGAAATGTTCTCTTCACTATTATCATAATCACCAAATAATTGCTGCGGTGATACTAACGGATTTCCTATTCTTATTAAATCATTTAATTTATTAAATGTTACATCAATAAATGTTTCATTATATTGTAATGCTACTAATGGTATTGATGAACCACTGTTTTGACAAAACCAAAATGAAAATGGTATATATAATTTATAAGCTAATATTGCTAGATCTTGTTGATTTATATCATCCGACAATTGCTGTCCTGAATTTTTTAAATAATTAACATTACCTACCATCTCATTGTATTTATCTTTCTGAATTCCATCACTAATTAAATCATTATATACTTTCATATAATCTCCCGTTTGTCTTTCTATTAATGTTCCATCAAATCGTACTGATGTTTCTTTTATTATTTTATTTCCAACATTATCACACCATCCAAATGGTATTTTATTATTTGTAAATATTGCTGGTAATTCATACGTTAAATAACAATCATATATTAAATCGGCATTTCTATTTACTTTACATGTTGCCTGCGTATCCTGTGTTGGAGTAAATGTTGGTGCTGGATCGAAAAATAATGTTATATATTCAGCACCAAACTTTGTATGTCTTTTATAAACTGTTTTAAAAAAAGTAATCGATGGATTTCCTATAAGGAATATATTTTGACTACCTTGAGATAATAATTGCATCATTCCACCTGGCATCTATATATTTATATCTATATTAATTTTAAATTGGTTCATTTTCTTACAATTTAATTTCATTTTTTTTGTTTTATAATATTAATAATATGAATCAAAATGGAAATCCTAATGAATTTGAAGAATTTGAAAATAATACTACTATAGAAACTGAAACCACATCAAATCAAAAAATAATAAAAAGAATGAATAACAGTACTAGAAATTCTATTAAAATTGGTTTACTTAAATTACAAAAAAAAACTAAAGAATGGATTACTTTAAAAAATACTAATAAAGAAAATTCTCCTTACGATTTATTAAGAAAAGATCTTGCTAGATTAGATAATTATTCAAAGAAAATAAATGAGCTAAAAATAAAAAATTTAAATCAAGATGACAATCTAAAAAATCTAAAAAATAATTTATTAGCATATTATGTAACTTATACTCATGCAGATGAATTAATGAAACAATATAAAACATATTTAACTCCAACAAATGGTAATAATAAATCAGAATTACAAATATTAGAACATTTAATTAATACTACATCAGAAACCTATGCAAATAATACAAAATCATTTAAAGATAGATTTATTAAATTAAAAGAATTACTTTTAAATAATAATAATAGTTTTAATACTTCTTTTGAAGTACACACAAATTATTACAATCAAGGATTTAAAAGTGCTTTACAAATTTTAACTAATTACTACATCGCATTAATTGAAAATTTTGAAAAAGAAGTTCAAAATTTTAATTTATCTGCAGCAAATATTTTAAAAAAATTATTAGAATTGGTACAAACAATAGAACATAATCCTATTAATTTATCTAGTATTAAAAATAAATATAGTAGTTTATTTCAAAATAATAATCGTAATATAAAAAAATTATTTGAAAAGTTATCAATGAAATCTCAAGAAACTTTAATTAAAAATAAAAAATACATAGTATCCATTAAAAATTTATTAAATAAACCATTAAAAATTGGACAAACAACAGTCAAATTAAATAACATTTTAGGAAATAATAAATTAAAACCTTTACCAAATAAAATACCAATTAATAGTGTAAATAATAATATTACAAAAGTATTAACATTTTATAATGAAAAAATAAGAGAAAGAATTACCAATATCAATGCTTTATTAGACGAATACAAAGCATTATGTGATCAATTAAAAGCAAGTATAGAAATAGCAAAACAATCAAAGACAGCAAGTTCAGACTTAAAAAATATAAAAAGAATACAAAGTCAAGTAGATGCTATAATGTTACAATATGGAAAATTAAATACTATTGGTAATAATTGTAAGAATTTAGGTAATAAAATAAGTAATTTAAGAGGAAATACAAATCAAGGTAATACAACTCAACGTAATACAAAAGGAAATATGATGGTTCCAGATCAAAATCCTTTAGTAATTGCTCAACCAGCACCAATAAATACTGGACCAGATATAGTAACAAGAAATATGTTTATTAAAAATTTAAAAAAAGAATACTCTAGTTTTAAAAATAGAAAAAGTCCAGAAGAATGGGAAAAAGAAGCAACACAGATAGCACAAAAATTAAAAAATTGGAATAATAAACATAAAAGCAATGCAAATAATTCATACGGAAGAAAATATACAAAAAACCAGAATACACCAGAAATTAAAGAATATAAAAGACGACTTAAATTAAATTAAAATAATTATAAATCTTTTAGTAAATAATTTATATCATTTTAATATAGATTATAATGGAAAATGAATCAAAACTAAATCTACAAATTAATTTATTAGATGAGTCATATACATTTTATAATAATTCAATAGAAAATTTTGATAAAGATTTTCCAAGCAATGATACAAATATAGAAAAAACTA